AAAGCATTAAGAAACATTAAGGAGTGATGCATCAATATTATTTAATCTTGAGCAGGACAAAAATTTAATTTTGTTCGATGATTTATCTGATGGAGATATAAAAGCAAGAACTCTTAATTATCATTTTACCTTTTCTTTTCTTAAGGAAAGTAGACATAATGATAATTATATTTGCTATTTCCGTGTTGAATGCGATGATAAATACAGCTTTACTTCATGCAGGCAAAGGGTTTTTGAAAATAAAACCACGTTTTTACAACATGAAAAATCAAACGTAGTATTATCATTAATAAATGGTTTTATGCAAACCAGCCCACAATAAGGAGTGATGATGAAGTTCATATTAATAATAGTATTAAGAGGGCATCATGGAGATTTTGCAATAAATCAAGAATTTAATAATTTAGAAGCTTGTCAAAGTGCTAGTAATCTAATTTTGCAAGATAAATTAAAATTCCATTCTGTGCCTAAATTATATTGTCTAGCCAAAGGTAAAGATTAATGGATTATATAAAAGATTTTGCTAAAAAAATACAAGCATATAATTGCACTTTGATTGTAAATGAGCCAAATTTTGGTTACGAAAATAACCTCCAAGACAAATGTTTTTATATCAAAAAAGGCAATAAGCAATTATTCAGTATTCAGTGTGATGTTAAATATCATTTTGAAACCAGTTTAAATGATTGGATTTTTAAAGGAGAAAATGGAAGCCAAAGATTTAAAAATTTAGAATATGCTTTTGACTATTGCATGTTTAAATTAGAAAACTCTTTAGCTATAGAAATTAAACCAAAGCAAACCCTGTTACAAAAGATTAAAAGATTTTTAGGAGTTAAAAAATAATGTGGATTGATACATCAAATAACATACGTGAAAGCTATAGTTTTTGTCCAAACGATAAAATAACTTATGAAATTTATAAGTTAAAAACTGCCTTACTTTCAGCAAGAGAAACTAATACTCAAGATTTTTATAGAATTCTTGTAAAAAATAACCAAGATGAAAAGATTTTTATTGGTTGGGGATTTCATATTAGAAACGAAAAATTTAAGGATTTAGATTATTGCAAAGAGCATTGCGAGGAACACTATAATTTTTTTAAAGAAGTATTTTTAGGAATAAAAAAATGCTAGAACTAAATTGTCCTCATTGTTTTGCATTTAATTTAATAAATTCTGAAATATTAGACAGCGAAACAATAGAATGCGAGCAGTGCAAAAAAGATATATATCACGGCTTGACGGTTTTTAACGGTGAGGAGTAGAGAAATGACAAAGTTTACATGGCTTAATGGCTATAGAGATACTATACATATTTGCAGTTGTGATGATATATCAGCAACCGCTGAAATAAATACAATAAACGGAATAACTACATTTTATAACAAGTATCATCAGCCTTTGATGTCTAATTTAAGTAGATATAAAGAAATTGGTTTAGATGAGGCAAAAAAAGAATGTGAAGAATATTTAAGTAGAATACACCTATATTTTAATTTAAAGGATATAGAAATGAACGAAAATTACAGACCAAAGTTGGAGGTACAAAAAACAAAAGATGACTTACAACACCTAATAATAACCAAAGACGATCTAAAACAACTCAAGGTTTTAGATAAGCCAACAGACACGGCAACACGCTTAGTATGGATTTTCCGAACCGTAGCATATGAATATAGCAGGGGTAAGAAAGGGTGTAGAATACCATTAAATGAGATAGGCATTAATGGCTTAACATTAAGGAGGCAAGGAGATAAAGAAAGATATAAGTTTGAAAAAGATATATCAAAACCATTAGAACAAGCTGGGTACACTGTAAACATGATGTTTAATATGGAACTAATAGGCGACTGCCTAGAGATTGTGTGGGGTTGATATGCGGAATACTTTATATCAAGATACTGTAATTCAGATGGCGAGAGACGGTAAGACGGAATTTGGAGGGGTTAGACTTGTTACATTATTTTTAACCTGCCCCGAGCGTCCAAAACCAATGCTAATTAATGAATATTTATCAATGACATTAGAAATAATCAGTAAAGAAATTTATTTATTAGGTAACTTACTTCTTGAAGATTTTTACAAAAAAGAATGGAATAAAAAATCTTGGCAAGAACGGATAGATATTTTAAATAATGATGCTGGTTATAAATTTTTATGTGATTTCAGGGGGAAAATAAGATTAAAATTAGGAGTATTTAAATGACTAAAACTTACCACGCATCTCAAATAAATCTAATAGAAAACCGAGAGATTAGTTTTACTTATAGAGAAAAACAAATTCAATTTGTCAAAGGAGGTAGCTTTATCAAGATAAGGCATGATGAATATACTACATGCAATTTAAGGCTTGATAGCCTTGAAACAAACGAGAGGTACGCATTAGATAATCTTATCAGTGCCAATAAAGAATATATTATTAGCGTATTAACTAGGTTTATCAAGAACTTAAATCATCAGAATAGATTTGATGCGATAGTTCCGCAATCGTGGGGTGCGGTTCTTCCTAGAGGGGTAAAATGACACTAATTGAAGCCTTAATTATACTAGCAATCATAGCCTACTTTGTGGGCTTTTTTTATGTCTTGTAGGCTTTATTTGAAAAATAGTATTTTGATTTTTTCAGAAAAAGCAATCAATCCTACAATAGAGCCTGCTACAAAACCAGCAATTTTATACGTCCATTTCATGTATTTTATGGTGCTGGTTATTTCTTCCTTAAAAGCATTAAAAGCTATATTATCTTCCTTTAATTTCTCAATATCCGCTTTCATTCCAAGTAATAAAGCTATTTTAGCATCTAGCTCATCACGCCAGCCCTCGGTATTCCACTTGAAATCTTTCATGAACTCCAACAGCTCTTTATTGCCATCATCAATATACTGTTTTATTGGTGTTACTATGCCAATTTGATTATCTTTTTTACTTTGCCGTTGGTTGGTCGTATTTGCCATATTATAGTTTTAGGTGTAGCCCGTGCGGAAGCCTGCTAATGTTTCATTAAAAGACTACGGGCTACATAGGAAACAATAAAAGCCACATTCCGCAATATGGCTTACTGGTGCATTGATTTTAGGGTAAATACGGGGGGGTGTCAAGGTTGGCAAGTATATTGCTTAATAAAATATTATATTCTTTATATAAATTAGAATAATCATCAATTATTTTATAATTATCAATATAATTGCACACATCTGGGCTTTGGTCAGGGTCTGCTATAGAATACCAAATAGAAACAAATATATCACCCAACTGCAATATATATTGTGTTTTAGTGCTGTATTTGCAGTGTTTGACGAATGGATTTGTAAACACGATAATGCCAGCATAAAGAGAGTCACACTCTATGAGAGTAGACATAAATTGATATAATTCATTTAAAAATACATCATCTTGCCTATTTTCCTTAATTGAGCATAAGATTTTTTCAGCTTTATCCCTAAAATGGTATTGATTATCGAGTTTTTCAAGATTTGACATTTACTTTTCCTTAGTGCATTTGTTTGGCTTTATATTTAGCGTCAAAATACTTTTTTAATTGTAATTTGCGGTCATCGTATTCCATGCCTATTTTTAAAAATGTAGCATTCATAGCTTGCAGTTCAAGGACTGCTTCCGCCTGTTCTGTTGTAATATATGGTCTTATTGATTGCTTTTCTTGTAAGCCGTGTATTTCTCTAAATTTCTTGGCATTCATTCCTAATGCTATAACGTAAATTAAATTATTTTCTTGGGTAAATCCAAACTTCTTATAATTAGCACTATCGCTATTTTCTATGGCGTATTTAATTGCATCTTGGTATGATGGATATTCTAATTTTAATGCTTGGCGTGTTTGTAGTTCTTTTTCTAGAAATTGCCATTTATCAATTATTTTAGCTCTTAATTGTATACTATAACCTGATACTAAAATTAAAGTTTCACGTTTTGGCAGTTCATAAAGCTTTTGTTTCCTCTTGTATTTATCTAAATAGATGTCTCCAAATAATTGCACATCTATTTCTAAATCACTACACATTTTTTCAATATCTCTTAATACATGAAAATGCTCTTTATTTGTAAGCTCGGCAATTTCTAAACTCGTCATTCTCAAACTTTCTATAGAAATTAGTTCATTCTTTTTCATAATTCAATCTTTAAAAACAAAAGCCAGTAAATAGGTAGAACAAGTACCTAAGAACTGGCTTCGATTAAAAAAATGGTTTATCTTTTGTACAATCTTGTTCATTGCAAAGATAAAACATCTTAAAACTAACCGCAAATACCGTATTAAGTATTTTATTGATTAGCAGTATATTATAGCATTTTATTATTTATTTATCAAATTTTCTACAATCAAAGCTCTTTCTTCTGCTGAAATCACAAGGAAGGTTTCACAGTGTTGTTTTGCTTGTTCTAAAGTGTCAAATTCTCCAATATTGGTTAATCTAAAATAGCATATATACTTATTATCTGAATCTCTAATAATACCTAAAGAACAATCAAATTTACAACTTCCATACCAATAATCAAGCCTTGTCTGCTCCCAAGTAATTAAGTTTTGCTCACTCATTTTAAAATAATCCCTTTTGGATAAACTACTTTTTTATTAATTATCATCATAGTCATTACCTGCATTCTAGGCGTTTTATTCTCATCAGCTAAGCCAATATGCACCCATGAACCCTCGTATATTAACTGGTCGAATACAAATCCATATACTAATGGCAAATTACTTAATTTAGTTGCTATATCATACGGACTGCCAAAACTAGGGCATACAAAATCACACGCCAACGCCTTTAAATGATAGCTCGTTCTACTTCCGCCGACTGCTTTATTTACTGCTGGGCTACGGTACATAGAATTTACAACAATGATTTTATTGCCTAGAATTGAACGCACTTGTTCCATTAACATAGCCATGCGATTAGCATTGGACATTAGATTATTAGGTATAGAATTATCCAAGCCTAATCTTTCCGCACGTTCTGAGCGGGTAAATTCTGCTAGTGTGAAGTGTGCGGATAGGTTCATTATTTTGTTATCCCAAGTCTTTTAAATTCAGTAATAAATTTATACTTGTTAAATATATGTTTAGCGTCATCAAGTGCATTATGTGGATTTTCGTTTGTAGGCAATGCTGGTAATATAGCCTTATCTATTATAAGTTGCTGTATATCTTTTGCTAACCAAGGTATATTACTAGGTTTATCTATTGCCTTACCCCATAACTGGCATAATGCTACAAAGTCATAAGCACAATATTCGCCCCATAGCTCTATATCATCGCCTGTTATAAATTGATTAACTTCGTGTGCTATTTCATGTTTTTGTTTCCAAATATCGGTATTATATTTTTCTACAGTAAATCTACCAGATTCTATATCAAACTCTGTTAATTTGGATAAAACATTTTGTTTAAGCCACGTATCAGCAGAATGGAAATTAAAACCTGAATTTTGCAAATATAACTCTCTGCCGTCTTCGCAAACTATACCTATACTGATTAAATCAATAGTTTTACCATTTTCTAAAAATTCCGTATCAAAAAAATATCTCATTATTTACCCTTAAAAATCTGTTTTAATCTATCTAAAAACGTAACTCTAGGCTTTGAATATGGCTTGAAGTATGGGCTTAGTATTGTTGGTTTAGGCATTATATAAAAATATCCATTTTTCTTTTAACATAGTCATATCTTTTTTGAGTGATGATTATAAATATATTTTTATTTCTTTCAATAAATCTATTACGTAATTTAAATCTAAAATATTGCGACCTACTTTTTACTTTTAATTTATTAATTTTATTAAATTTATAATCTTTTCTAGGATATAATTTTTGAGCTAATTTAGCAAAATCTATTTGTACAGTTTTAGCATATTCTGCATATTTAATAAATTTATCTACTATGTCTTTATTTTGTTTATTTTTAAATTTTGCTTGTATTTTTATATAATCCTTAATAGATATTTGAAATATCTTATTCTGTTTTGCTTCTATTTCATCAAAAGTCATTTTAGGTAAATTAAGCATTTCTAAATATTTTAATAAAGCCTCCATTTTATTTACTTTGCCTATAATACTTAAATTTGCAAAAAAATTATAAAAACCAAGTATTTGTTTTTTAGTAATTATATTTTTCATATCCAAAAAATTAAGCAAATCGTTGTGTGAATTTATATTATGATTAATTTCAGCTCCACATGGCATAATAAATTTATTCATACACTACAAACCCCTAAATCTTTATTTACTTTTGTTATTCTATATTCTAAGCCTCTAAGTTCACGTAATTTTTTGTTTCTATTCCATGCTTTAGCACCAAAACAACGCACGCCCCAATAGATAAAATTACGCTTAAAACTTGGTATTTCGCCAAGATACATCGCATCGTAAAATATCTTATCTGCTACTGCTCTTGTATGTGGTTTTTGCAACCAGTAAAGCCAATCATGAATTACAGAAGCCTTTTTATATGCTTTTTGGTATTTAACAAAAAAAGGTAATAGAAATCTAGGAATACTAGCATAATCAGTTTTAAACCCTGCTGGTATTTCTATATTGTACTTGCCTAGTTTGATTTTATAGGTTTGATATAGCGTGTCGTCTATTTCGTCGTTGTCCTCAAATAGCATAGTTCCTAAGCTCATTTTAAGACCTCTAAATCAAATAGCTCCGCCGCCATTTTACAATGTTCTAAACACGTATAATTGCCAACCCCTCCGTTTTTCATCAGTAATTTATGGGTATTTGGTTCATTGTCAAATACTACGCTAGCATTATAACGACCTTGCCATTTTGTACAAATAGAAATAGTAGCATCATTTTTTCTTAAATTATAATGTCCTGTTTTTATATCATATTCCCATTTCATATCAACCCCCTAGCAATCAAAGCTAAATCATACAATGCCTTAACCTTAGACACGTTTTGAATTATTTTATCGCTTAAGCTTATTTGTAGTTTATCGTTTTGAATGGTTGCTACTTTTTCTATAGAAGTACAACCAGTTAGAAAAATAATTAAGCAAGTCCGCATTGCTAATTGTTTCATGAATAGTTTAGTCCTCTAAAGAATTATATATTGCCTCATCAATCCAAAATAAAACCTCTTTATGTCTAAATAAAGCCTGTTCAATGTGAAGGTTATTTGCATCTATACCTACTATTTGCGGTAGATTTTCACTAACTAATAGTGTAATTTTTTTATGGAGTTCTGCAATTTCTGCTCTTAATTGGTCTTTTTGGTCTTGATTTTTCATATTTATTTAATTTATTTCAATAATTCATTATATTACATTTTAGTACAAATTGCTAAAAAATCGACGTGTTTAAATGTCTTGTACTGCATTATTTTAATGTTAGATATGTGTTTGTACATTTCAATGCTTTAAAATGAAATTAGCCCCAATTAAGGGGCTAAAGTGTACATCATAATTAATATTTTAGGAATTTGCAGTCTCTCGACTGTTTTTTATGAAATCACCTTACCTTTTATATTGTGATACTTTAGTTTAGTACAAATTTAGAGAAAGTAAAGACTATTTTATTAATGATGCTAGCCCAGACTTGAAATCATTGCCACGAACATTAAACATTATGTCAAAATCATGGTGTAATTTTATTTTAAATGCTTTCTCTACTTCTTTAAAAGAATTATTCAAATCAATCTCATCTTGTTGTTTTTGAATTAAATATCTTTTTTGACATTCGTTTGGCAATCTTTGATAAGTTTCTTTTGTAGCCCTAAAATTTCTCATAAAATACCTTTAATTATTTTCAGGTCTTGGCTTAAAAGAATTACTTTGTTTAGCTGGTAATTTTTCCTCATCATCTTTTTTAAGCACATCTTTGCTATCCTCTTTATCATCTTTGGTAACGTCTGCCCAATATCCGTCTTGGTCTTTCTTTAAAAATGCTTTTGCTTCATCTGACTGTTCATCAGGGTGCTTATGTAATTCTTCAACTGGGATTGATTTAGTTTCTTTTGTCATTTTTTATTCCTTTGTAGCCGTTAATATATCCTCTAATTGCTCAAATGTAACTTCTAACTTAGGTATTAATTCAGAACTGCCGTTATTTTTCATAATAGATTTAATCAAATTAATTAAATTATCACACTGCTCTTTATTCATATATTACTACCTTTTTTCTTTATAGTTTAACACAAATTACTGAATACGCCACCATGCATTACCAGTGGTTCTATATATCCAACATGCACTTTGTCCAGATAGTAAATTATTAGCAACATTATTAAATATTGTAGCTCCACCGTCTGCACTGCTTGCTGTTAGTGCTGTAACTGTGCTTCTACCACTTACACACACTTCTTGACTATTAATTGGTGTTGTTGGTAATCCTACGCCATAAGTTGCTAAGGCTGTACCAGTATTTAATAATAATCTAACTTTTGATGCTAGTTGAGTAATTGCCGTGCTTCCGCCGTCTACTGCTGATACTGCTTGTAAATCAGTTACATCAACATATTTACCACCTTGAGTGGTTAGACTAACATTTGTGTCGCCTGCAAAGTTATATGTATTTCCTGCCCCTACACTTAAAATCTTACTTGGCGAACTATTACCAAAACGTAAACGCCCAATACTTAAATCTGAACGCTGATAAATAGACATTAAGCCGTCATCATTCGCTGATATATCCCAAGCTGTAACATCGCCATTGCTGGCATCTCTAACTTGAAATCTATTGCTGGTAGCATTTGCTTGAATGTGCCAATCATTATTACTTGTTCTTAAATAGTGGTCGGCATTACCGCTTGCTGGGTCTTGCTCGATAGCATTCCCTTTAAAGCTAACCAAACCCTCCGCACTTAACGCATTAATTTCTACATTTGGTTCAAATCCGCTATTATCTAGCTTTCTTGACATTAAGCGTAATTGCCCATCTCTATTATCATTAGTTAAGCTATTATTTCCGCTTACTATCTCAATTTTAGCTTTACCATTTGAAAGGGCATTAGCTGTACCAGTATTTAAATTAGTTGCTAATAATTCCACGCCTTGACTAATAAAATCAGATGCTCCGCCTACAGGTGCGGCGACATTTTTTATAACTAATGAATGATTACCTAAGCTTGTTGTATTTACATTAGTTTCTAAATATCCTATTGGCTGATTATTATTTAATCCTGTAGAAAGAACAGAAAAACTACTACTCCTATATGGGTCTAAATTTGTAAATATACTTGAATTTGTAACTCTAAACGGCATTATTCCGCTTGCTGTTGTAGTATCAAAAGTATATGCACCTGCTCCTGTATCGCCATTTTTTGATAATCCGCCTGCCCCGCCTGATAAATTAAACTGCGTACCGTCATAAATTATTTGATAAAATCTACCGTTTTGAAATGTACCAGCTGTTAAAGCTAAGCCATTATTTAGCACGGATTTTGCACCAATACCATTTATATTAATGGTAACTGCACCAGTATTTGCCCCAACTGCTTTAAATGAAAATAATTGCCCATTTGCATAAGCTGTTAAATTAGCCAAACTAGCCGTTATAGTATCAACCCCGCTTACACTAGTTAATAATGTTAATGAACTATCTTGTATTTGACCTACATTAACACTATGATTTCTTAATGTACCATTACCTAAGTTTTTAAGTACATATCCACCCATAGCCAAATTACCAGTAGCGGGACTTTGTCCATCTCTTGAGATGCTACCAGTTAAGGCACTAGCTACATCGCTTAATGTACCATTAGCCCATGAACTGCTAATTGTAGTTCCACTTTGAACAGGGTTGCCCGCTGGTAAATTATAATTGCCGTTGCCGTCTCTAGCACTATTTGCAATGCTGGTTACTGCTAATAATGTTAATAATAAATATCTAATAAATTTCATATATTCCTTTAATTGTAATAAACATCTGCATAAATTGTATTTGTTGGTGCTGTATTATCAGTATCAATATAATTTAGTGTCGCCGCCATACTAATAGCTGTTGTAAAATTATGCTGTATCATTATTTGTACTGGTATAAAAAGACTGCCTGTAGCTGGTACTATGACTTTTTTTGCTACTGCACTTGTACCAACTGTTACGCTTCCACTTACTATATTATAAAATTTAACATATGCAACCGTTGCTGATTGGTTTACAAAGTTAAAGCCAAAAAGTTGACCGCTAGTTGCTTTTACTGAAACCGCTGTATTAGTTAAAGCTAAACTTTGATGCTGGGTAACTGGGAATATACTTTTTTGAATACTTACTAATGCTTTGCCGTTGACATCGCATTGAACCGCTATAGTTTGCCCATTAGTTAAGGTTTGAGTTCCTGAATTATAAACAGTTCCACCAAGAATTGTATTGCTTGGTGCTGTACCTACAGCTGTACTACCCAACCCTAAATTATTAGTTCCGTCCGTAATCCTTACAAATTGGGCAGTTCCACTACTTCCGCCTCCGCTTGCACTGCCTCCAATATATGTAATATTACCCGCTAATACTTCGCTATCTTGAAGTAATGTACCTTGCGTTAAATTAACGTAATATACGCCAAGTAATGTTGCTTTGCTTTCAGTTTGACTTGATTTACTCAAATCTACTGCTATTTTTTTCTCTAAAACATCGTTTAAAACTCCGCCTGTAAAAGCAGTAGTCACAAGATAGTAACCTACTGTGCTTTCTATTCCTTGCGGAATTGGTTTATTGAATACTGGGTCGCTCATAATCTACCTTTGGTTTTGAATGAATTGTAATTCTTCTTTGGTTAAGTTTTTAGGTGCTTCTACTTCTATAGGGTCTAATTGGTCGGCATTCATATAATTTATTAATGCTTGGGATAATTGACTGCCCATAAATGGCTGACTAGCCCCTAAAGTATCGTATGCTCTTTGTCCGCCTGATGATAATTGATTAGCTAAAGCGTCTTTATCTAGTAAGTAATTAATTGATTGTTTAGCTTTTGCATCTCCGCCTAACTTACCTATTAATCTACTTAATAATCCAATTTTACCGCCTGCCAATTCTCCTACATTAGCGTTTTGCTCATTAGCATTGGTTTGACTACCTGCTGAACCTGTACTTTTAAATAATGGCGTTTCTCTTTGCAAATCTTTTTGTATAGGATTAAAAGTATCCTCTAAAGCACTTTGACTAGGCGGATATTTTTCATTTAATAGGCGTGATAAATCGCTAGTATAACCACTAAATGTTAACTGAGGATTGCCTTGTAAATCTAAAGTTTTTTTATCAATCTCATAATTTATAGTGCCGTCATTATTCTTTTTATGCCCTAATAATTGGTATGCCGTTTCTGCGTCTGTTATGGGTTGGCTATTTGCTCTATATTGTGCCTTAGCCTCTTTATATGCTGGGTCTAAATCATCAATTGTAGTATCAAATAAATTAGCTTCTTTGCCAAAAATACGTGCTTCATCTGGTGTAATATTTAAATTAGGGTTGGTTTTTGAATTTAATCCTGTAGAAATAAGCCTAACTGCCTGCGGATTTAATTTATTATCTTGTACGGCATTTACCCTATCTAGCGGATTGATATTAGCGTTAAAATCTCTTTGTGCTAATCCTAGTTCTGATTGAGTGTAAGGCTGGTCTAATGCATATTTAATCTCATCAGTAAGAGGTATGGGCTTTAATTGGCTATAGGTATTTTGTGCTTCATTGGCTCTAAATTGCCTTAACGCTTCTAATTCCTGCGGAGTTCCTGCCTGCCCTCTTAATGAATTAACTCTAGCTAAATTATTATCAGACTGCCTAACTGCTAAAGGGAATGTTTCATCAATATTTGCACCTTTGTTTTTAAGTCTATTGTACTGCCCTATATTTGCAGGCGTTGGTACAATTTCTGTAACTGTTGGCTTACTACCCTCAACTAAAGTATGATTTTGCCTTAACAAATTAGCTAGTTCGGAATTTGGCATATTAGAGTTTCTAGCAATTTCATTAGCTGTACTAGCTTTTTTACCAACTCCAAAAGCCCCTAAAGTCTTTGCAACTGCTGGTAAAGCTCCACCAAAACCAGCTCCTAATGCTGAATTAGTAAACCTAGCACTAGCATGATTTTCATTATCATAAATAGGTTGTGCTAAGCCTTGTACCGCTCCAATGCCTGCACCTTTTAAGATATTAGCTAATGCACTGCTTCCGCCTGCCAGTTTAGCTGGTAAGACTTGAGGTGCTAATAAAGCACCGCCTATTCCGCCACCTATTTGACCAGCAAACCCCTCGGGAGTATCTGTATATTTTTTAAAATAATTATTTACTGTATCAGCAAATTTATTAGTAGGTTCTGCTAAATTAGTTTGTGCTAAAGCGTCTATACTATCAGCACCTAGTTGACTTAAGCCTATTAATGGGTCTACTAATCCACCTTTAAATAATCCAGCGCCTATATTAGCTGGTGCTTTAGCAATCCGCCCTAAAGTTTCTAATATAGGCGTTCCCTGCTGTGCTTTTTGCGTCTGTAATTGCTCTTTAGCTATAATTTCTTTATCTAACGCTTGTAATTCTGCTAATGTTTGAGCGTCTAATTCGTCCATTATTTGCCTTTATTAAGTAGTTGTTTTCTTTCCTCAGGGCTTAAACTCATGAAAAAAGCATTTCTTAAACTTTTATCGCCACTAAAAGCATTCAATAATAAAGCGTTTTTATTAGCCTGTTTAGGATTAAAGACTTCGTTATACTTACCAAATCCATTATTTTTAGTAAAGTTATCATTTACACTTGAGCCATATTTATCACGTTGTATTAATTCGCCCGCTGTATCAGTAATAAGTTTAAATAACGCACTTGGATTAGTATCTAAATCGCCAATCGCTTTATTTAAAACCTGTTTAGTTTCAGTTTCTGTGAATCCTCTTGCCCCTCCGCTTTTCTGCATATAGTCTATTAAATTTGTTGCTAAACGTGCTTGCAATAATTGTTGTTTAGATAAATCTTTATTTGGCAGTTTTATTCCATAAACTGCTAATTTATTTGCTATTTCATTACGGCTTACAGTACCTTGACCTGTTGGAGTTTGCAAAGCTAGTTTAGCGGTTTCTATAACTTTTGGTAAAATTCTTCTGGCTTCAAAAGCGTCTTTTTGAGTATCCGCATAGTGTTTAGCATAATCTTTTTGTAGTTGTGTATTAGCCTCTCCTAAACCTGTAACTATTCCGCCTTGATTTAAAGCTTGTTCCTTAGTAATAGATTTTTTATTCCCTGTCGCTGGGTCTATAGTATCAATAAAGCTATTTCTATTTTCAATACTTGCTTCTGCTTGCTTTCTAGCCCCTGCTATTTTTCCTTGTATTTCAGGATTATTAGCGGGCGAAGTATTATAAAAAGTTTGTCCAGTATTTGGATTAAAGTATGTTTTATCATTATCAAATTGTGTAGGTGCTACAAATTCACGTTGTCCAGTCATTGGATTGTCGTAATAACTTCCGCCTTTTAATTCATTTGGAGCAATATAACTATCTTTTTTAGCTTTATCTATATAAAACTGCCTTGCTTGTTCAGTTGGAATGCCTAAATATTGGTTTTCTTTTTGTAAATTAGTAGGCGATAAAGCCTCTAAATTAGCTTTATAAAATGCATCGGGTGCAAATTTACTATATGCATACGCTGTTTTTTGGTCTAAGCCTAAAGCATTGTATGGGTTAATTTGCCTTTGTGGTTGCGGTGCTTGTATATTAACATTTGGATTAGCTATTAATTGAGCTAAAGGCGATTGTCCTTGAGCCATTGGCATTTGTTGCTGTTGATTTTCTGCTATTGGTAATGGTCTAACATCATTTACAGGAGGTTTAAGCATTTGGCTTAATTGAGAAATTTGCCCATTTTGATTAGCAATATTAATTGGCTGACCGCCATAATTTGGAGGCGGTACATTGGCATCAAAACTAAATGGGCTTTTTAATCCTGTAGGCGGAGGCGTAAAGCTTTGTGTTGTTTGTTCTTGTTGAGCTGGCATTACTTGACTTTGTACTTGTGGTTCAGGAATTAGGGCAGTAATTGCCGTATCTTGAGCTATTGGCTGTTGTGTTGGCATAGCCTGCGGTTGTTCTGTCGTTGGTGCAAATCTATTATAGGCGGCGGTCTCTTGTGCTAATTGTTGTTTAGCTAAAGCAGTATCTGCGTTTTCTAAGTTTTTATCCGCATTATAGGTCTGTAATAATTGAGCTAAACCTGCTAATGGACTATTGCGAATTGCTATACCGCTAACCATTTGCGTGTTACCTAGAGTATTACCTTGCTCTATTTGCCTTTTTTTGAGTAATAAAGCTAATTCTTGGTTACGCTGTGCTTTTTGGCTATCCTGCAATAACTGTAAAGCATTAGCATCTGTTGGGTCTATAAAACTTACTGTGTTTTTTGCCATTATTTAACCTCCAAAAAGTTTAGCAAATGTACCCACTGGTGAACCTAGAGCCGCCGAACCTAAGCCAAATACTCCGCCCAATAAAGAATTACCACCTGCAACATCTGCGTTATATCCCGCTAATTGGCTATTATATTGGTTTTGGAATAATTGGCTCATATCTGTTGGTTGAACATTTTGTATAGGTTGGTTAGCAAATTGTGGTGTCTGAACCTGTGAACCGCTGGCAAGTGCCGTATATTGGTTTAAGGCTTGATTATTGCCAGCAAAACGTTTGTTTAATTCTGCACTTATAGCATTGTTATATGCTTGTTGTTCCTGTCCGCTTTGGTTAAATAATTGGTTTTCATATTGAATACCGCCTAAAATACTGTCATTTCTAGCATTACCATATGCATAATCTTTCTGCCTAGCAAAATTATTCATTTCTCTATCATAAGCTTCACTACCTATATTTATACCTTGATTAGCCAATCTTGTATTTAAAGCATCTTGGTTCTGCTGATATTGCGGGTCTAATAGTGCAGTTTGTTTACCATAAATAGCGTCTTGGGCTTTTTTAGACAATTCAGCATTACCACCAGTATTTAAACTAGTTTGATAATTTAAATCACTGGTATTTATTGGATTAGATAAACTGCTTTCCGCATTCTTTAAAAATTTATTAGCAGTAACTGAAGTATCATATTGATTTTGTATATTTTGGTCTACAGTTCTTTGAGCTGTTGGCGATAAGTCTATAAATTCATTATAAAGAGGCGCTCCTGTTGTAGGGTCGTAACCATATTGCTCATAGGTTTGTGAACCGTAAGGAGTAAAAACACTAGGTCTGCTTGCAGCATTATAATTACTTGCTTTTACTTGCCCTTGAAAGTTAGCATCTTGTACCATATATGGGTCTGGTGCTTCTGGCGCTGATGATGATTTACCCATATTATCCTTTTTTCTTTAAAAGTTCAGCTAATAAACTATTGCTTAAGCCATTACTTTGCTGTGGTGTTGTACGCAAAACAGGATTATAGCCATTTTGACTAAATTGAGTATATGGCGTATTTTGTGCTTGTTGTAGTTGCCTATTTTGGTACTGTTGCAAGTTGTTTGTATATTGATTAGGATTAGCCATACGTCTATCAATCACGACTTGTGGAATTTGTGTACTTCCATTCCTTTGCCTATTCATATTAGCTTGTTGTTGTAACTGCATATTCTGTGCTTGTTGCATAGCTTGTTGTTGCTGTGTTTGTAACTGTCTAATGCTATCCTGCTTCATTTGCCACTGTGGTAATTCTTGATTATATTTTCCTAATTGCTGTGCATATTGATTATCTGCCCAGTTTGAACTACTATTAGTAGGGTACATTGGCTGTGTAGGCTGGCTCATTCCTTGCGGTTGTTGAGCTTTTTTATATAAATTACCCATTAGTTAATCCTTAAATCTAAATTGTTCTTGTGTCATTGTGTATATTAACAAATCGCCATGCCTACCCGCATCTTTAATCGTAGCTTCATGTATAGCACCTAGTTTTGATGTAAATTTAACACTTTTAATATTTGTACTATCAATAAATGCTATGGTTTTTAATACTTTTAATTGCTTAAATGGGTATCTAAAGCCTGCCTTTATAAATTTTTTGGTAAATAAATTACCAGCTACATGCATGGCGATAGAACGATTGGGAATATAATTATTATAAACAAAACCTGCTACTAACTCGCCATTTTTTTCTAAGCCAATTGTTGTACTGTCTTTTTTAGTATACAATCCGCCAGTTTTTTCAAAAACCCATGTGCCTACTCTTAAATCTTGTCCAAAGATGATTTGCAACATTAAAAAGTATTCCCAACTTGATAAATATATTGAGTATTCGCCCACCTAAACGGCTCACGGCAAGCTACTTTTATATGTAAAGCGCCTGCAAATCCCATGCCGTCTATATCAAACCAATCAGAAATAAAATCTTCGCCAGCCCATACATTACTATCCCAAGTTGCCTCGTCCCATATTCCATCGCCTGTATTTGGTAAAGTTGGCGTACTTAATTGATTAGTAATTTTATAATTTAATTCTATGCCTACATTTACTTGATTAGTAGAATATGTACTTAAAGTAAGTCTAGCTAATTTAAAAGCTTTTTCTGCTGGCGTTCCAAATTGATTAAATGATGTAATGACTTCTGCATTAATTACTGCACTATTATCTGTAGTGTTTTGCCAAAATGTAAATGTTTTACCAGCTCCCCCAAAATACATGACTTCATCAAAAAGTAAAAAACAATTTGCATATATCTGATTAAATTCAGCCCATGCCCCTGTAATCGTATTCATTACATACTGTTTTTGCTGTCCAACTGCTACGGGAATATTAAGAAGTAACATATTTTCATTAGGATATGCTATCGTTTGCCAGCCATAATTTAATGCGTAACTTGTAGTATCTCGGTTAATATCAGGTGCTATATTATCAGTTAAAGCAGTTTTTGCCCTAGCAGTATCTGCAAAGAATTGACCTTGACTAAGTGCAGATAATCCTTGTTGTGTAAGCACTAATAAATCAGTTCCAAGCCTGCAAAACGGCATATGTCCAATAGGCGAGCCTAAGTTATATATTCCTGCTATTTTCCAATCGCTAGCTGTATCAGGGTCGTCGCCTTGATAAACTACTATATCACCCTCAGTGCTTAGAAATACGGTTAAATCTTGAGTGCCAAATCCGCCCGTAATACTCCATGAACTAATAGCTTTTAAATATCCGCCTTTAATAAAAGACGCCCCTAAATCCAAGCTTTTCGCAACTCCGCCAATAGAATTTACATCTAAATACCATGCTTTGGTAGTAGATTTTTCTACGAACCAAAGACGGCGTTTAGCTAAAGTTACATAGCTTAAATTAGCAGTTGTAACCCCTGTTATAGCTGGTGTGCTAGCCCCGTTTATTGGCGTCCATGTAGTACCGTCATAAAGTAATAAATCATCTACGCCATTAACTGCAACTAAAAAAGTACCTCCGCTAGTAGTTATATTTTGAGATATAAATTTATCACTAGCAACTGGTGTATAGCTAACTGTAGCACTTCCGCTAGCGGTTGCATCATAAATTATATCCCCTGCTACTGCAAACATCTTTTTACTAAGTCCGTTATAGCCCATTAAGCTATTTACTTGACCTGTTATATCTAAACTGTACTCTTTATAACCGTTTCTAACCATTAAATCTGATGTGGTCGGAAACCAATTAATTAACTTAGAGGCATATTCAGGTTTTAAATTAGCGATATTATCTCTACTATTTAAGCCTTTATTTGGAACTGGCAAACTAGCACTCCTAGAATTACCGCTTCTATTTATTTGTCTAGGGCTTATAGGTTTATATCCGCTTCTAACCACCATAATAACCCCAGCTACCCTCAGCGATATTTAAACCATAATAGTCATTTAATAGATAATCACTACCCATAATAATATCTTGTCCGCCTCCGCCGTCCTCACCTGCTAATTGGCTTAGATGATTTTCATAAATATTATAATCTTCATCATAAGGTAAGCCTCTATCAGCTTTGAACCGCCAAATAAGACTTTCAGTTAATAATTCTTCATCAATCAAAGTAGTATCTACATCTTTAGTAAATTCAGTTTTATAATTCTGATTTTCGCCGTCTATCACATAAGCATTTGAGCGATACAGTAAACTATATGGGTTAACGCTTTGCGGGTATGGGTCTAAAATAATTGATTTACTTTGTATCATAAATCTATTAGAAAAACCAGCATATAAGCCATTACGTGCTTTTATCCATTGTGCTTGTGCTGGTGTAATCTGCCATGAATACCACTGCGTATTATTTAAGGGAAAGTACGTGTTTGGTATTAGACTAGAATAATCAACTGGTAAATCATAACTTATTTGACTAAAAGTATATGTACTACTGCCTGTAGCTGTTGCATTTTGAATATTACCCAATGTCACTGTAGTTGGCGTAACTGCTGTAACTATAGCATAGGCTGGTATATTTAAGCCTGTAACGCCATATCCAACTATAATACCTGTAGTGTCAGCTAAAGTTAAAATATTACTGCCTAAAGTAGTGCTAGCGGTTACTTGTAAAAAATAACTATTAAAACTAAATGACTTGCGTAAAAAGCTCCACCCCGCATCTTTAGCTGGATAGCGTATTATTTCCTTACCACCCTTATTTGCATAAGCTACGAGCTTTAATATTTGCTTATCATAGCTAGTTACTGCTTCATTAGGCTTATTTATTCCTAAACTTAGGCATGCATTTTGTACTACAGTTAATAATGTCATTATTTACTTTTAGATTTAGTTTCTTGAGTTTGTGCGTTTTGCTGTGCTAATAATTGCTGTATTTGTGCCTGCATTTCTGCCAGTGCTTGTTTATCGTGATTTCTTTCATTGATTAACATTTCATTTTGCTGTATGACTTTATTAATAGCATTAGCATCTGTTTTACTATCTAAATATGTGATTGCTTTTTGTTTTAACATAGCAATGCCACGTCCTAAACTATGTATAGCACTATCAGGAACACCAGACAACTGCTCTACAGTAAATATATTTTGATTGTTTAAGTTTATTACATCAGCTTTGCTAAATACCGCTACTGTAGCTAATGAAGTCCCCTCATGTTGAAAATCTGCACCCTCTTTAAATAATTTATATTGAGCTTCAAACATTTTTGCTTGTTCAGCTGGTATCAATTCATTATTTAACATTCTTTTCATTAGGCTACGGTAATGGTCTACTTCATGAACTGGCATATAATTTTTATCGCCTAAAGTGATAACTTGTACCATATCGACATCTTCAAAAGTTTTATTATCATCGTTGCCAATTTCTTTTACACCTACAGAAAATCTATATTGTGTTATTGGTATTTGATTTTGCATATTTTGATTTTGCATATTTATTATTCCTTTGTTAAAGTGGTCTAGTAGACCACTTATCGTTTAAGTTATAGCACCTTGTGCAATTGGACGATTAATATACATTAACGTTCTACCAGCACCTACTGCTAATGTAATTTGATTACTAGCATTGCGTTTAGTAGGTTCAGAGAAAATTATATTAAATCCCGCTGTGTTACTAATAACCCCAGCATATACAAATTCAGCACCTAATACCTGTTTACTTGCTGTAACTGTGCTTCTAACTGCACCAATACCGCTATAATAAACCGCACCAACTGCAATAGTTCCTGTAGCTTGAACAATTGTTAAGCCCTGCACTTTACCCCAAAACCATTGGCTAGCCCATACTGTACGTATCGCCACTGCTAAATTTTTACCAGTATTAACAGTACCGTCCCAAACTCTAGCACGTTTAGTAAATACACCGCTTACAACACTGTAATCATTTTCAATTACTTGGCCTGCTGTAATTGGTGCAGCGGTATAAGTTCCAACAACTGTAGCACTGCTATTGGCTACAACTAATGGAATTGTAAATGTTGTAGTGCTTGGTACTGTTGCGATTGTATAAAGACCGCTAAATGTACTAGGTGTTTGACCTATTAATTTAACTTGCCCGCCTGCTAAAAGTCCATGCGGTGCAGCGGTTGTTACTAATGCAACATTACTGGTTACTGCAATGCTTGATATAGTTTGACCTGTTATATCCGTGCTTGGTGCTTGAACATAAATAGCTTCTCCGCCCTTTAATGTCTCATTGGTATAAGCAATAATTTGATTATCACAGTTTACCGTTCCGTAGGGCGGATTATCATCAGCTCCATTTGTGGCTAAAGTGCCTAAAATTCCTTCTTGTATTCCCATATTGCCCCCTTAAGCGTAAAGAACGCCCTGTAAGCGTCTGTTAGTTGTAATCATAGCACCTGCCCAGTCTAAATATTTAACCCAAGCATTTTGGTTATTTGAATATCTTTCACCTTCCATTGGCTTGAAGTTACGGCTACTTGCTGTAATAAATTTAATATAGTCTAAATTTAAGAAATAGCTAGTATCAGGATCCATTGTTGAACCCACACCGCCACCGTTCATTACTCTAATGCCTTGATATTCAATAGTTCTAATACCGCCGTTTACTTTATTGCTACTTTCAGGCATAAAGCGAGTGTTAGTCCATAAATATTGTTGTAACTTAGCATAATCATTCGCACCAGCAACAATTAAATCTATACCATCACCGCCACGTGTTGTATTAGTAATCATATAGTCAAAGTATTGGCCTATATTTGTAGCCGATTTAGCAGCACCAAAAAAGGCAGTAGCACTAATGCCAAGATTACGCCAAAACGCCCATTGTGAGCTGTCAATACCGCCAACAATACCGCTATTAGGATTATTAGGAACTAAACCGCCTAAACCAATAAATGAACGTCCACCGTCTTGTGTGCCATCTAAAAAAACCGCTGCACCAAAACGGTTGGCAATAGTTTTTTCTGCATTTTTCATTCTACCCCCTGCTAATTCAAAGATGCGGCTATCACCTGCATTTTGCAATTTTTCTAAAGCGCTCATCATGATAGGGATAGCGTATTCTTTCCATTCGTAATCAACGGCAGTAAACACATCGCTACGAACTGGATTAAGTAGCTCATAACCACTATAGAATTGTCCGCCTGCATTTTCTGCGTATTCAATATTTCGACGTATAAATTCTCCGCCGTCGATTAATTCCATATTTCCCTTTTCTTTTAGAAACTGGAAAAATGGAACGTTGTTTGACATATTGTCATAAATTGTTGACGAGTAATCATACAACGCACTGGTTGTGATTTCACTCACGCCTGGATTTGGACTTGGCATATTTTATTATCCTTTAAATTCTTTTGTTGTATGCTTGGGCTTTTTCTCTCATTATGTCCTCAAAAGATTTACCTTTGATATTTGAGGGTGCATTTTGCCCACCACTATTTTTTAAACTAAGAGTAGCATTTTTCTTATCGGCTGTTTTTTGTTTAACTGCCTCAATTCTTTGCTTCTCTTTTTGCTCATATTCTTTATCTATTTGTTGTTGTCTAGCCTGTGGATTAAGCCATTTAGCCTGTTCATAAGCCTGCTGTAGAGCTTCTAGCTCGCCTATATTTGGATTTTCAGCGGTTATACCAATAACTAGCTTAGACATATCGCCCCTAAGAGTATCAAAATCAGGTTTATCTGCTCTAAATTGGTCTATAACAGATAGTAATTGATTTTTATTTAACTCTTGTTGGTAGCCTTGCTGTTGTTGCTTTATTTGCTGGTTACTTTGTTGCATTAAATTATTTTGATGCTGTAAATGTTGCATTTGTAATTGATTTAATGCCTCTTGATTATCTTGTTGAAATAGCATTTGCAACGGTATATTATGCTGTTGTGCTATTTGATTAATCAACTGTAATTTATCAAGAGTTGAGCCAGTATATAAAACTTTCGCTACTGGTAATAATGTGCTTACAACCTCTTTAGGCGTTGAATTTAAGCCATGAATTACATCATCATAAGGCTGTAATGTTTGCTTGATTTCTCTTGCAAACCCAACTTCTTCACTGGTTGAATTTAGTTTATCAACCATTTGTTTTTCACGTTCTGATATAGCTTTTTGTGCCTCAATCGGGATTTTATCCCATACCTGCTTTAAATCCGCATTCCAAGCATGCGGAGAACTGATTTTTTCTGTTGGTACAGTGTTATCAGCTTGTCCTGCTGGTGCTTGAGTTTCATTATCCGCAGTTTGAGGTACATCGGGAGTTTTACCCTGTGCATTATCAGTAGTTGCAGTTTTACTATCCGCCGTCGCATCTAGTGTATTATCTGCTGTCGTGTCATCGTTAGCCGTTTCATCGGCTTTTTGCTTTAAAATCTCAACAAAACTTGGGCTGGTCGCTTCATTATCTACATCTTGTGTAGTATCATTAGGCAATGCTTGGTTTTCGTTTTCTATACTCATCTTAGTATCCTTTTTGACTTATTACAGTCCCTAATATTTTTTTAAATCCCTCAACTGATTTGTCTAGTCTTTTGTCTACATCACGGGCAAATTGTTTTTCGCTATAGTCTGCCTCAACTATCATATCCCTACTACTCATTAAGCCCGTATATAATCCTTTATGTGCATATTTAGGATTATAAAAAGGATTATCTTTATTAAAACAACTTAAACAACCAGTTTGTTGTGTATATAAAGAAAAACATTTATCGCATTGCATTATTTTTACCTTTATTCTTATTAGACTGTTTAGCCTGTTCAATACTAGTATTAGCACTTAGTAATGCTAGTTGTTTTTTAGTATCTTCCTGCTTATCTATTTTATATAATTCTAAATCTTGATTTTCTCTATCCATTTGAATATCTAACTGCTTTAATTGAATATCTTTTTCTAACTCAATTTGTGCCGTTCTTAAAGTATCTAAACTTTGTTGTTGTTGTTCATTTAAAGTTGTTTGCTGGTCTAGTTGTGCCTGCAATGCTTTATCTTGTGTTTCTCTTTGAGACTGTAAATTATCCATGTAAACATTATGTTCTAATTCCATTTGTTTAACCTGTGGAATTTGTGCCAACTTAGCTTTTTCTAACTCTAATTTAGCCATTTCTAACTGGAATTGTTGTTGTTGTGTTTGTGCTTCAAACTGTAATCTTTGCTGTTCTAGCTGTAATTGTGCTTGTTTAGCCTGTTGTTCTGCCTCAACTTTCATCATTTCAGGATTAGGCGGAGGCTCTTGTGGTTGTAATGCCATTTTTCTAGCATTATCTACTAAAGCCACCATTTCAGCTTCAATACCTTTACCAGCCCTAAATGCCCGTAATCCATACAATAGCATTTCGCCTAAGACTGGTGCTAATTGTGGGGATTGTTGAATAGCTGGCATTGCTTGTTGCAAGAAACCGCCTACACTTGTAAGCATTTCTAATCTGCTAGCTTTTTCTTGTTGTTCATCGGCTCTAATTGTGCTATCTGTTTCAATATCTATTCTAAAGTTTACTAAGTCATCATTTTTAAGGAATTTAGCCACCTCTTCCCATGTTGGGTTAAGTAGCATATCCTGCATATCTTCATCAATTTGCAAACCCTGTTGCATCTGCTGTTCTGCTTGCTGTTTTTCTTTTTCAGTATCAAATAACTTAACATTTGACATCTTTTTCAGCGTATCAGTGTCAAACTTTTCAGCTACGATTTCTACAATAATATTTATAGCATTACGTAAGAATTGAGAGAATTTATTACGCCTACTAACAAACCTTTGCTTGGCACTCTCTCGTTTTTCTGTAAGCCCTGTTGCTGTTTCGCTAGGGTCTGTTTGACCTCTTAATAAATCGCTTATGCCCGTTAATTCATAGATTATTTGTTTTTGACGCTCAAACGCTTGGTATAGATTTTCGAGTACGCCTGCTATTTCTTGTATTGGTAACCATTCAACATTACCCTTAGCTCCGCCTTTTTCTGCATATATTCCCCAAGCATTAACCGCTATCATTGTGTTATCAGTTGAACTTCTTAAGGCATTAGCTAAAGCAGGGATTTCAGAATTATAAAAGCCTACCACTTTAACAGCTTCGGTGATCATATTTATACGTTGATTTAAGCGATTAAGTGTTGTTAGCTGGTCTTGATAAATTACATAATCAGGCACAGGAATTAAACAGTCATTTGTTTTGGTTACGTACAAAGGTCTAGGACAAGGGAAAAAGTCTTTTAAATTTAAGTAATCATCTTTAATGTCTAATGGTTTATCGTGTGTTTTAGTAAGCCAAATTACACGCTTTTTGTACTTATCCCAAACTTCATAGACGCAAACCCTGTCGCATTTATCATCTTGTTTTTTTAATACAGAACCATTTTTAGCACTGGAATAAGCGTCCATTTTAATGTCTTTGGCTACTTCTTTGCCAAAACGCTGGATTATATCCCCGCGTGATAAATAAAGCTTACGCCAAACTGCGTGTACTTCTTCCCACGTGCTGGCTACATTATGCCCAAAGTCACAGTAATTAACATAATCTAACTCTACATACTCGTTGTCTAGTTCCTCAACCTCTTCGTCCTCGCCGTCCTCATTCTTTTCTTTATAGCCTGTACCTTTAAAATCAGCATCATACCTAGCCCATAAAGTAGCTCTAGCGTACAATAAGCCGTCTAAATTACACATATCAAACGCTTCATTAGCATTGCTACAGTCTAAAATAAAGTTACAACAGTTTTCTAATACTTCGCTTGCTACTCTAGCTACTGCATCGCTATCTTTAAATCTACGCTCTATTTGCGGTGTTGGTAATTTAGCATAAATTTCAGGTATCATTGTTTGAATATTAGCCCAAAATATATTTACTTCATTTGGTATATTTTTAGGTCTGTTATTACCACTTAAATTATCGTAATATTGTGATTTATAGATTTTATTAATGTCTTTACAACGTGAAACCCATGCAGAATATTCGTTCTCGTAGGCCTCAATTTCTGTAAGCCAACGACTAACGATTTTATCTTTTTTGTCTTTATTTTTAATCATATTCTGCGGTTATTGCCATAATTGTATTCATTATTATAACTATTTTTTAAGTCGTTGTACGTCATTTGATTATAGCTTGATACTTCATTGCCACTCGGTATTAATATACTATTATCAGCCCTCATTACTTGGCAACCATAACTAAATCCGTCGCCGTAATGACTAGCCCAATCATGTCTAGGTTTATCGCTAAAGTCTTTCTTTTCATCATCATAATCATAGCTCCAAGAAGTTAAGCCGTCTAAACCTTTTTTGCAGTTAGTTTTATTAAATTCAACTGTACTAACTGTAGTTCTAGCACAATTTACCCTATCAAATATACTAGTCTTTGGTACAATCTTTACTTTAGACCAACCAAATTTACGTGCAAAAGTTTCTTGCCAAGTATTTTCAGCACTAGCAGTTTCAGCCTTGCCGTCATGAGGTAGCCAAATACAACCTAAATCATTACTGTACTTATCTAATATTAACTGTATCTTGTCGCACCACTCATGGGCTTTAATACCCCAGCCGTCTAAGCAGTCTATTACTTTACGCCTTGCTTGCCCCGAACTATCTCTATAAACCTGCCAAAACCACCATGTGCTAGCATCTCTATGCCCTAAATCACTACTAACTATTATAGAACCGTGTTGTCTTTGATAAATTACATCATCAGCTACACGCCCCTCACGTTCTGCTATTGTTAAATCTCTAGCTAAAATTGCACCTAAATTCGCAGCATCGAATGAACATAAATATTCTTGTTCAAATCTAGCCGTACCATATTCATAACCATAACTAGCTATATATCTTTGCTTTATCGTTTCTAGCTTTTCATGGCTGTAAACTCCGCAGTCATAAGCACTTAGTACTTCGCCAAAACTGCCCTTACTTTCTTTGGCTAGTTGTAAGCTGGTATATGCATGATTGCGACCACGTGGAGTGGTAACATACACACGATACCCGCCGTTCATATCCAATATCGGCTCTAAATAACTACTAGAGTTAGGGTTGCTTAAAGCCCACTCCGACCAACCTACGCCATTATACGAACCACCTACCAATGCATCGTAATTGTCTGAACCGCTAAACTGTATACTGCTATCATTAAACAGTATTATTTTCATTTCAGTTTCTAGAGTTTTTTTACGTATCTCATGCGGTATACGTTCGTCTATTCTACGCTTACCAGTAAATGGATTTATCATACTCCATATTGCTTTGCGTACTTGGTTATGCTGTGGTAGTAAATGTAAATAACTACCTTGATGTTGTACTGCATAACACACCTCAAAATTTAGTAATATATCATCTTTGCCATGCTGTCTAGGGTGTACTAACTCACAATGTATATCATACCGCTTGCTGTTTAAATAGTTCCATGACGGCTTTTGATAATGTCTAGGTCGCCAATTATGCGGTAGGTTCATTTATTCGTTATTAACCTCAACATCTGGATTATCGCCTTTGTAAATATTAATATTTATTGGCTTGTTGCCTTTGTTTTCTTCTTCACCTGCTTTATCGCCATATTTTTTAGCTCGACGTTTAGATAAAATCCATTTGCGGGTATCAACCATCAGCCTAGCCCTACCCACCCACTCACCATTTGCTACTTCATAAAGCTCGCCGTTTTTACCCTCTTTAGTTAATGTATCGAGCCTACTATCATCTGCAATATCAAGTAAATCATGCTCCATTAAATCTAGGCGAATTTCCATAGCTCGAGCGTATTGGTCTTGAAAGCCTTTGTATATCTCATTAGAACTGGCTAACCAAACAAAAATATTTCCTCTAGCTGGCATATGTTCATCTTGGCAGATACTTCTTAAAGTTTCATCGGCTATTAATCTTGCACAAATTTCATCACCAACATCTTTAGTATATTTTGTAGGTCTGCCACCTTTATTTTTAGGCTCGTTCGTAGCTTCAACTTTTGGTTTAGCCTTAGTTTTCGCCACGTTACACCCTTTCATATATATTATAAAATAATTATATGAAATAAATTCATAAAATGCAACAATCATATGAATTTATTTGTAATAATTTTGTACTTAAGTTGTATACAAAACTGATACGGCTATATTTACAGGATTAATTACAAGATTATTAGTTAATTTTGAACCGCTAGGAATAGGTACAATTATAGGCACATTAGTTGGAAATGTAGCCCCGTTTATATTTACAGTACTAGGCAATAAAGGATTTAAAAGATTGCCAGTTCCTGCAACAATAGCACTTTTAACATTACTATAATTAGCTGTAGTATTTCCTGCAACAGTAGCATTGTTTAGTGTTACATTAGTAACAACGCTAGAACCTGCCCCTGCGGTTGTATCTTGAATAAATGTTAAATTAGCCAAATCTACAGCATTATCTGCAAGTTCTTGTTTAGTATTAACATTCCAGTAATATGTATAGTAAGGTTTTATTTCAGTTCCGCCGTCTGATGTATTAAAAAAGCTTTCAAAATCACATTTAAATACAATATCGCCTACTGTCGCACCCGTAAAAGCGGTTTTAACTTTCCAAAGGGTCTCTTTAATTCTAATTACAGGAACGCCGTTAAATATTGCAAATGGTAAAGATGTAGTTAATGACATAGTTTATCCCAATAGTTATAGTACTTAAAGTTTAAATTAGCTATTAATAAAGTTCTATTTAAATAAATAAATTGTTGTATTTTTAAATTACATCTTGAATTATGCACAAAACGCATAGTTCACAATTTCAACCAGTGACAATTTGTCACCGATTGAACTATTCTAGTTATTCGATAAGTTCGATAAGCTTATAACCGCACAATTAATAGGTTATTATCCCTTAGCAAACCCTTATGGAATATAGCTTTTAATTTATTTTTGGATTAATTTAAGATATTACTTGTATTACTGTGAATATAGTAATATAATTTAAATATAGAAACAAACAAAAAAGGCGGACAAAATGAATACAGTAAAATATTTTGAAATAAAAAAAATAGTTCATTCATTAAGAATTCAAGCAGAAAAATTAAACTTTGACGGCAGAAAAAAAATAGTAAAAGAATTTAATAGCAAAAATAATGAATTATGTAAAATTACCTCAAGTTTGCAAAAGTCGTTTTTAACAATCCCTTGCACAATAAAAGAGAGTAATATTAATAAACAAATTAAACTTACTAAAATTTTAAATAAGCCTATATCAATAAATAAATCTAAAACATCTATTTATTTGAAAAATATTAGAGTAAGCAATCATTGGCATAATTCATCGTGCGAAAATAAATTTCAAGTAACAGAATATATAAATACTGGATTTTTACAAGGAAATTTAAATTCAAACATAAATACCACTAAGCCTTTAATTTTTAAGAAAAATTATTTAATCAATAAAAGATTAGTTGTAAAATTTTTAGCACAATATGGAGCATAATATGCCTAATGCAAAAACAGAACATAGCAAAAATCTTAGAGCTTTAAGTTCTAAAAAATTTTATGATAAATTAAGAAAAAATGGAGAAATTAAAACTCTTTTAGTACATATAAAAGAACCCGAACTAATTTTGATGTTGAGTAAAATATCAAATAAAACTATTTGGGTAAAAAAAGCCCTAAAATTACTAAACGAACATGGAGAAATAAAATGAAAATTAACAAACTACTAGAAACAAATCCGCAACTATGCACAGATATTTTACAAAAACAATTATCAAAATTAAGCATTGTAAAGTTGCAAAGTTTAAAAATAGAAACGGATAAAAAAGTAAAAAAATTAGATGGATTTCTACAAGATGAATACGGCGATGATTACGATAGTATGCACTTAGATAATCAGGATAGTTTTATTTATCATTATGTTAAGCCTAAAATCGATGAATTATTAAAATCTAAATAACCAACAGTCCGCTTTTTGCGGACACTTCAATTCAAACGGTCACATTTTGTCACCGCTTCAAACCCTAAACTTGGTTATTTTAAAAAACCCATTAAATTTATTTCTATGCTTTATAAATCTATCAATTAAGTCTTTTTTATCTGATTCAGCTAGGCTAAAATTACGCTCATGCACGTAAGTATAGCAACTAGCCACTAATGCATACTGTAAAGCCAAATCATCATTACTTTGCAATAAATCCATATTATTCTTTTTGAAAGCTATTAAAGATTTATAGCTTGTTTTCTGCCTTTCAAACAGTCTAACTGGTTTAGGTTTGTCATAAACACAGTCTTTTGGAATATATGGAGTGTATTTATAATCTTGTGTTACTGGTAATGCACCTGACATCATATAACTTGGCATAAATTTATCCTATAAAAACTTACTTACTTAACTGGTTGCAAAAATTAACCGCGTCATCAATCGATTTTATCACTATAGCCTGCCCGTTCCATTCCTTAAACCATTTCTCTTGTAGCTCGTTTAACTTTGACTTGCTGGGCGGTTTAGAACCGTCTTTTATCTCTACCAAGTAATTTACGCCAGCCTTACCAATCATTAAATCTGGACACCCTGATGCTTGAGTATGTAGGTGTTGGACACTAAACCCCATTTGTCTAAATACTTTAACAATTGAGGCTTGATTAGCGTCTACCTTTTTGGCGTAGTTAGTCATGTATTATTTGGTAAGCATTAACTAGCACGTTTAATATCATCTTGTGTTCTCTGATGTCCTAAAGCTTCTTGTGCTTTTGTTTCAGTACATTCCTCTTTTTCTTCTTCAATATCTTGTTTATAGGTTTCTTCATCATAAATTGCGTATGACCTCTTATCATAGTCATAATTTTGATATTGTGAAGTGACGCGTCTTGCATGGTTTAAACTATCCTCTAAGCCAACATACCAATTTTTATCTAGTTTATGATATTCTTTAACATCTTCAATTGCTAATTGGATATACTCCCTTATGCTTTCTAATTTAAGGGCTATAACTTTTCTAGCCTCTATCCATTCTTGCGGTGTTTCTACCTGTTCAACTTCACTCATATTTACTCGCTTTCTTTTTATAATTAAAGTGGGCTACTCCATAAAAATAGTAATATTTATAAAAACCCACAATAAAAACGGCTAACAACTTAAGGGAGAAAGAAAACCGTTTTAATTCTAGGTGCTAGTCTATTCCTAGCAGTCATTTTTTAACTAAATAATATGCTCTTAAATTATACTAAATCTCAATACATAAAACCAGCCAAGCTACCCTATAAAATTTCAAGTCTTAGATTGTTAAAAAATTAAACTTGGCTGGTTTAATATACTAACTTTTAGTTATGACATTTCCTCTTGTTTTATAACTTCCAACTCTTTTAGAATGCTAAAATTTCGCTCATCTAGGTTTCTAGCTTCATCTTTTGAGAAGCCTTGACACTCTTTTATACGAACCTTGTTAAAGACGTATTCTGTTCTTAGTTCGTGGGCTGTTGGCATTCTTTAACCTCATAATTGTATGCTTCATCAGTTGATTTACCACAGTCCTCAGGAGAAAACCCCTGTAAGCCTTTAAAGTTATTGTGATTTTTCATTTTTTCATTGCACCAATATTCATCGTTATAATACTGATACCAGCCTCTACTTTTTAAAAAATCCCATTTCTCACTTTTAGTTAGCTCTGTTGTTGGCATGGTTTACCCTCTTTCATTTTTTGACACTGCTGACAAGGATTTTTAGGCTGTTGTAAAGGCTTTTTTGGAATAGGGAGTAAATACTCAAGCTCCTTAGCTACTTTATCCATAAATTTATTATCCATTTTCTGCCTCTAACTGTTTTAAATATAGTCTAACCTGCTCTCTCGGCAAATCAAGCGTGCAGTGTTCTATGAAATACTTGCATAGCTCTATTTGACTCATGCAAACCCCTTTAATAAATTTTTACATTCTTTTAAAGAGTTTTCAATTTTTGGAAATCCAATCTTTGTCATGCCTAGCTCATAACAAAACTTTTGAAAACTTACGGCATTGAAAAATAAAATATTTCTTTTTAAGCCGTGGCTATATAAATAAATTAGTAATATTTTGCTTAGTAAACCCATTTTTTTAACTAAATTTTGATGATAGGTGTTCATAAAGCCAATTCCCCCGTCCAAGTACCACAGTTCAAATCCCTTAATCCGCCCTCTATTAGTTCAAGCAGGGGCTTCGCGGGGGTTTTATTGGGGATTTGGAGTAAGGAATTTGTACAAACCTCTTTCAATTTATCTGTTTTTACATTTACTCTATTGCTGAAAAATCCAAAAAATTGTACATTGGAACTTAAATAATTAAAATCTAATTTTTTATGTTCAATTGCCTGTTTAGCCAAAGTAATTATACTTTTAGGCATATTCTCACCTTTAGCTAGTGAATTTAAAACATCAATTTTTTCATTTTCTGCCAATACCTCCCATCTATTTTTTACTTGCTCTTTTAGACTCTCAAAATTAGCCTTATCTTCCTCTGTTGGCTTAGTAGACTCACTATATTCTTGGGCTGTTTGGTATTTTTGCCCTAAAGAATTTTCACAATTATTTTTGTGTATTCCAGCATATTTATCGTTTTGATATATAAAAGAGGCTTTTGGGTCTTGTGGTTTAGCCTCTTCAACTATAATCTCTTTTGATTGAATAATGTTGTTGTAAGAGTTTTTAAAATAGCCTATTGGATTTACTAATGGATCAGGTTTTTTATATGATTTAACGGCGTTATATGCTGTTAAATAAGCCTGTTTATCATCATTCCAAAAACTCATTAATTCCGCTTTTTTACCGCCTAAATTAATCATATAAGCAACTGGGCTAGGTAAGTTGATTCCTGCCTCAACTGGATTAGGTGTTGGGGTTGCTATTGGCTTTATTTCTTGACTAGGTGCAAAGATTGTAGTTTCTTTTGGCTCTATTTTTTGGCAAATAAGCTCTATTTTAACGATTTTACCAGCAAAATTTTTAATAGGCTCATATTTTAGTAATTTAAAATCTTTGCAAACGTCATTTATTTGCTCTATCATTGGCTTTAATAATTTTGCCTTAAATTGAAAGTAGCTATCATAAAAATTGCTTTCAATTCCTAATTTTTGATACAGTTCTTTTGGGCAAATTTCTATTTTTTTACTTGCAAAACATTCAGACTTAAATATCTCATAACCTTTGATTGCGTGCTTCCCACTTAGATTATTTATACTTTCAATGTCCAAATTGGTAAATCCAAGTTTAATTAATTCATCATCACTTTTGTTCTTGATAAAACAATACTTTTTATATTCTTCTGATAATTGAAAATATATTAATTTTTCTTGTTTACTTAGCTTTGTACTAGCGAACATATGTACTATGTTAAACTCTTCATCAGTCGGCTCAATAAAATGCATAGGCTTTTTCATTATGCCGTCAAAGATTTTATAAGCTTTTAGTTGGGTTGATTTATAGCTACCCAAAATATTAATAAATTCTTTGCTATAAACTGCATTAATTAAAGCATTTTCCATATTGTAAACATGGTATAACGTATTATTAATGAACTTTTGTTCAAGAGTTGTGTGTTGATTTTTTAAATTAATAAGAAAATTAGATTTTTGAAAAACTGTAGAACTATACATATCTAACCCCTTGTAGGCTAGTTAAATTAATAGCTTTTAATTTATTCTTAATCTTTGTTTTTGTAAATCGATTTTTGATTGATGTAACTATTTGGCTACATTCTTTTGTAAATTGGTATTTATACCCTATTGATTTTTCTTGCTTATGCATTTATAATTTTCCTTGCTGTGCAGGATTGGTTAAAGGCTTTGTTGCACAGCTTGCTTGTTCCTTGTAAGCCCATCTCTAAAATGGGCTTTTTCTTTAACTAGAAACAAACATTGCTTAATGCATGTCTAATTGTAACTAATGATTAATTAAAAATCAAGTGCCTTTTAATCATCTTCTTAAATTCTTTTTACCTAAAAACAAACAAACAAAAACATGTTTATTGGTCGCCTGTATGTTCAATTAATCGAGATTTTGTTTAACTTGTTTGTTTGTCTATATTATATATATTCTCTATATTCTCTATATTGTCTAGGCTGGCAAGCCTTGATTTTACTAGGTTTTTTGCACTCTTGCATACCTAAAAAAACTACTTTGCATACCTAAAAAAACTACTTTGCATACCTAAAAAAACTACTTTGCATACCTAAAAAAACTACTTTGCATACCTAAAAAAACTAGGCATAAATACCAATAGCCAACATATAAACTTATCTATAAAATAGTCTTATTCATAGTTGTATGTGAATTAAAAAATCAATGTGGGGTAACCTCCTTTAGGGTTAATACAACCCCCACACCCTTATTATTAAAGGATAATATGGATTCCAAAGAAAATATAATTAATTTTATTAATAAAATTGATAATGATAATACTATTCCAAAAATCTCAAGCGGTTTTACTCATTTAGATATAATTAATGGAGGATTTAAAGAGGGTGAGATAACTACAATAATTGGCGAAACTGGCATTGGAAAAACAGCTTTAGCTATAAATATAGCTACAAACATGTCTTTTTATCAAAATTTGTCAATAGTATATGTATCAGGGGAAATTAATGCTAGCTCCTTGATTAATAGAATTATATCTAATGCATCTGGAATAAATCACATGAGATTATCTACTGGGAATATTGACCATCCAGAATGGGTAGATATATCAAAGTCAATAAACACGATTTCTGAGAAAATTTTTTATATTATTGATGATATAAAAATTAATTCTAATGATATAGAGGAAAAAATTAAAAATATCAATAAAATAGATTGTATTTTTATTGATAGTAGTGATTATATTGATTTTAAAAATGATAATTTAAGTCGAGAAGAACAAATCGCTAAATTTTATTGCGAAATAAAATATTTAGCTAAAATCTTAAAATGCCCTGTAATAATAACTGCAACTACTAATTCTGAAGTGCAGAAAAGAGGTTATAAAAGACCAATCTTATCTGATATTAATTATTCATGCATAATCAATTTATCAGATAATGTAATTGGATTATATAGAGAATCGTATTTTAATCCTGAATATACAGAAAGAAAGGCAGAATTAATATCTTTAAAAGCCCGAACTTCTTATTTGGGCGTATGTATTATCCAAGATAATTTACATAAATGTGGATTATTTGAAAATATTAAAGATCAACAAGAGTAGTTAAATCTAACTCGCACCACAATTGTGGTGTATTTTTTCTCACTAAACCAAAGGAAATATAAAAATGACTGATAACAACGATTTAAACGATTTTGTAATCGACACGATTGTAAAATCTCACAATGTAATTCAATCATGTAAATTTGTAATCGATAGGATTAATGCCAAAAGCAATAATAATCCTAACGAGGAACAAAAAAAGACCATTGCTGAAATGGAAAGGCATATTGCAACCGCTGAACAACAGATTGATAAATTGACAGGCGAGAAGTCTAATTAGTTGTATTTGAAAAACAAACGCTTGCAATGTTTTAAGCTTTTTGCTAATATATTTAAAACGTCTGGAAGCGTTAAAAAGTAGAGATTGTTAATATTTCGTGATATACTTATAAAAGAAAGTGACGGAATATTTAATTATTCACAATGTTTTACTTCATTGTTTCCAGCGTCACTTTTTTTAATTAAAAACCACTGGAAAGGTAAAAGTAAAATGTCAAAACAAATTCATTCAAGCGTAGATACTTACGTTAAGCAACCAAGCAAAGCAACCACAATACTAAACACGGCAGTCATAGCAGGCTTTAGCGGTATAGCAATATTCTGTGTGATAGCAACTGCTACTTTTGATAAGCGTGTCAATACCGTTGATAATAAGGTAGACAATGGGCAGATATTAAAGCCTAATGAGTCTCAAGCAATTTTAAAAGAAGTTAGGTCAAAACTCAAAACTTACTATAAATCGGCAGAAAATAGCTTCACAGACGGCAAGGCTGATATGTACGCAATGCGTGATGTTGAACATCTAAGAGTAAATTACAATAACAGCTATAGCCAACAACAAAACTACCTTAATCAAGAGAACTTAGCTTACTACTGCAAATATAACGCTGATGATAAAAATTGCGGTAGGAAAGCCAATCCATTACAATTAGTACAAAATGCTTACCATGAGCCTAAAAAGCATGTTAAAACGCCTAATAATCCTTTTAGCTGGCAGGCAAAGAAAGCACCGCCTGCTTTAAAGAAACCTAAACAGGAACATGACGGCATAGGCTCGATTGTAGCAGAAAATAATTTGAAAAACGTAATAAAGGCGGGGTATTAAATAATGAGAAATACATTTATGGGCGATACTATGGATATGATAGCAATGTTTATTATCGCAATAGGTATAATCATTACTGGCTATGTTTTAGGCAGTAAACAAATTGACAATGAATGCATTAAAAATAACAAAGAATATTCTTTAAAAGAAATTAAAGAAATTTGTAGATTATAAAGGCGGGGTATTAATGAAAAAAATATTATTTGTAATGTTTATTTTATTGGCTGGGTGTTCAAATGAAAGTGAATACGAAAATTTGTATAAGGCAAAATGTGTGCAGACCAATGAAAGTAAAACCGAATACAATCTAATTAGAAAACTCTTTGAGACTAAATATAAATATATTTGTGATGGCAAAGAGTATTGGACAACAACAAACAGCAAGCAAAATTAATGCTTAACTTACTAAACCAACTAGGCTATATTCTAATCGCAATTTCAGTTGCTGGGTTAGTTTATGGCTTTTTAACAAAGAAAAAGGGTAGGAAATGATTATATTATGGCTATCAGTTATATTTTTTGATATTCCATTGTATCAAGATAACCATTTAAAGGAGGGTAAAGATGAGTGATGAATTTACCATTAAGCTATCAGAGAAAGATATTAAAAGTTTGCTGTATGATGACCCATACAGAGAGCCAGCTACTAATATTCGAATGAATGGCGTAAATTACAAAATAAAAAGCATTGATGTGGACAATAACCAAGTTATTTGTACTAAGGAATAAACCAGCAAACCCACTCAGTGGGTTATTCTTTATTTATCCAAATATTGACAAATTGTTACAAAACCAGCTAAAAAAATAGCAAATATTCCAAAAACTGATATTAAGCCTAAAAGCCCATTATCAAACTTAGAAAATACCCAGCCAGCTAATAATGCAACGCCTAATAGGCTTCCAATCGCAACCAGTGCTATCAGTAAATTCACGCCAAATATTAGTAACATATTAATCCTTTCTAATTTTATCTAAACTATTAAGACATGCCTCAGGCTTTGGCTCATCTTGTTTTTGTTGCTGATAAAACATTTCTCTTTGCATTTCAATATTAGATTTTAAAATTTTAAGCTGTTTTTCATCATCAGTATGATCATATAACTCTATATCTAGAACGACTATATAACAAATAAGAACGCCAATTAATATACCTAAATGTATCCCTAGAGTAAACATATTAATCCTTTTTCAAAATCTGATTAATTACCTGATACTGCTCCACGATCCCAATTCTTTTTTTAGTTTTAATATAGCCTAGTAATTTTAATTTGGTTATAGCCCTATCAATCGTTGCCCTAGATACTTTTAAAATACTAGCTAATGTAGATTTACTAGCTTTGTTATCGCTTTTTATTAGGTCTAATACCTGAATTAATAAATCATCATTAATATATAACTTTTTCATGTACAGTGCTTTTATTTATTTATTGCAATAATACTACATATTAAATATATTTGCAATAAGGTATTGACATAATAATATGTACAGTGTACACTACAAATATAAAAAACGTTCTTTAACAATTTATCAAAAAACATAAAGTTTTTGCTAGCTAAAAGTTACCATAAAATAATCCTTTTAGTTAGATTTTTTAATTACAATGAGATGCTGACGACTGTTTGTTAGTATTGTACCTACTATGTATAAAATTACTAAACAAATGATAGTAGCCGTATTTTAAGGCATCTCACCCTTATTTAAGCACATGTAAATTAATTGTAGTTTACAGGTTTTTAAATAAAGGAAAATATCATGCAAGTAGAAATATTAAATATTTTAAATAAAATAAATAAAGATTTATCAACTTTAAAAGTTGATGGAGTTAATATTAAAAATACTGAAATTGCTAAATTAGAATTTTTTAGTATTAAGAGCAATTCTTTTGGACATGCTATAGGTTTAAATATTTTATATGAAAGTTCTTTAAAACGTAAAATTATTGAAATAAATCTTGAAAATGGATTGTTACAAATTGGCTTTAAAGTTTCATTGGATATAGTATTTTCAAGAAATTACGACAATACTATTCAATTAAAAGTACTTTATACAAACCAACAATAATCGCAAGCTGGTTCGCCAGCATTCAAGCACAAGCACGCAATGGTGTGTGTTTGTTTTTGAGTGGGGGAATATGACTGTTACAGTAGACATAAAGAAATTTGAAATTCACTTGCAAAACTTACTTAAAAAAGTAAGTGCTGGGCATGATAAAACATATGATTTTCAAGGCGGATTAATTGAGGGGTTTAGATTGGCATTTATTGTTGCAATAACTAATTTAGAGGACTTAGAAAAAGAACAAAATAAATAACCGTACCATTTAAGCAAAATGAACTAAATTGTTTTGCTTTTGTTTTGAAATTGTATATAAAATAATAAAGGAGATAACAATATGAAATATAACCAATTTAGGAGTAAATGCCAAGCTACAGGCAGAACTAGAAACCCGCAGTATATATACTTTAAATGCCATACGACACTATGGAATTCTGTAGGTAAATTTGAAAGGGTAAGCTATGAACAAATATGAATTTATAAAGCTTATTACTAAGCAAAACGACAAGGTGCAAGAAACTGCTAAACAAATGGAGGGTAAACAATGAGATTAATCCTAAATAAACACAATCTCTATATTTTTAACCGTCAAATGTATTTAGATATCTTAAAGGATGAGAATTTAACTGCTAAAGAACTTCACGAGCTAAGTCACAATCCTGATAATCTAGTTAGATTAGAAGTGCTTAATCACAAAAATGTAACAAGGGGAATTATTACTAGCTCGCTGATTGATGATGATATTAACGTTAGAGAGACGGCACAAGATAAGCTACATGCATTAAATCAAAAATAAAAAAGGCTATCGCAAAATAGCCTAATCAAGGAAGCTAGTAAAGAGACAAACAAGGCTTACTAGCTTTTTAATTCCGAGAAACAAAATTATAGCCTTAATTTAATTTTAAGGCAGGGAGCCTTTATATTATGGAGTATGACCCTACAGAGGCCGAACATTGGCATTATGAACAAGAAAAAGAGCATGAATTAGATGCTCTTGTTTCTTTTTACCAAAATTACATATGTAATGTAACTATATAAGAAATCAACACAATTATAGCTATTGTAAATTTTTATTGCAATAGCAAAGGAGTAAAAACATGGGAATAGCAACAATGATTTTAGGCGATAGTGGTACTGGCAAAAGTACCAGCTTAAGGAATTTAAATCCTAGTAATACTTTACTAATTCAAGCTTTAAAAAAGCCACTACCCTTTAAAGCAAAGGGCTGGTCTTTGTGTAATAAAGAAAACCCCGAGGGGACTATTCTAGTAACTGATAAATCTAGTTCAATTACTACAGCAATTCAGAGAACTAATAAAGAAATAATTATTATAGATGATTTTCAGTATATTTTAGCTAATGAATTTATGCGGAGAGTATTAGATAAAGAAAGTGGTAATCAATCATTTCAAAAATATAATGAAATTGCAAAAAGTGCATGGGATATATTAAATTCATGTTCTCAAGCAGATAATAAAAGGATATATATTTTATCTCATACTCAAACTGATGATTTTGGCAAAGTTAAAATAAAAACTCTAGGTAAATTACTAGATGAAAAAATTGTTTTAGAGGGAATGGTAACAATAGTCTTAAGAACGAGTATAGAAAATAATAATTATTATTTCTCTACTAAAAATAATAATTATGATACTGTAAAAAGTCCTATAGATATGTTCCAAGAAGCTAAAATAGAAAATGACCTATTAGCGGTAGATAAAGCAATCTGTGAGTATTACGATATTCAGCAAACCCAGCCAATAACGGCTTAACTAAGGATAGAAAAATGATATTTAATGTAAATGAAAAGAATTTAAATAATTCAATTGAAAAATTGCCACAAGCTGGAGTTTTCATTATTAATGAGGCAGAAGTCAAAAAGTTTGATAGTGGTTCAGTAGTGCTTAACTTTACTGCCACTAATCAAGAAACAAAAGAAGAAGTTAAATTTCAAATGTTCGTAATTGGTAAAGACGGCAAAGAAACATTTCAAAAACGCAATTTAGATAAAATAGCTTATTGTGCTGGAATTACTGGAGATTTACACACGGGGAAAGGTAAAGACGGCAAAGAAATTTTAGCTGGGCTACATAACAAATTATTAGGTTTAATGCTTAATTTGAAAGATGAAGCAGATAGAGAGGATACACAAAAAACATATACTAAATATGAATTTTTTGAAGCATTTTGCCCTAAAACAAAACGGTTAAGCAGTGAAATAAAAGACAATAAAGAAGCCAATTTATATGATAGTTTTGTAGAAAAATTAACACATAAAAAAATAAATGGACACAGCAGAACTAATACTTATAGCCAAGTATCACAAAAAGAATTACAAAATTCTACTGCTGGAATGCCTGCTTTTGATGATGACGATTTTCCATTTTAAATAATCAACACAGCCATTTAATTATGGCTTATCTAGGATAAAATAATGCAACTATATAAAATCGCTCCTGCAATAGCTGAAATTGCAAATAATGATGAATTAACAATTGAACAAAAGCTAGAACAAATAAATTCTTTAGAGTTAATTTTAACTGATAAAATAGATAATATTTGCGCTTATGTTTACGAACAAAACAAGCATTTAGAAAGCATTAAAAATGCTATTAAAGAACAACAGGAAGCATTAAAGCAAGCCCAAGCTAAAAACGATAGTTTAGAAACCTACGCATTAGAAATAATGCAACTTAATCATATTACAGAAATCAAAAGCAAATTTTTTGCTAAGCTTAAAATTATAAATAATGGCGGTGCTATTCCTGTAATTATTAATGATGTAGATATTGAAACAATACCTCAAGAATTTGTTAAAATTACTAAAGATTTTAATAAAACAGAAATTAAAGACGCTTTGGAAGCTGGCGAAGTGCTAGAATGGGCTAAGTTTGGCGAACGAAAGCAAAGAATTACATATAAATAAACTAACCCCCGCCCCGTTTTGGGGCTTTTTTAATATAAGGAAATGATATAAATGATATGAAAGATATATTAAAACAAAAAAGGAAATTCTTAATTTCTAAGTTCATTTGGAAGAAAAACAATCCTAGTCTATTTTGCGATTGGGATAATGAATGGATTAAAAAAATAGAGAATTATAAAAATATTTTTCGCAATGGCGTAAATGATGAATGGTGCAAAATACATCAATACAAAGATTTATTTAAAATTAGATTAAGTTTTTTACCAATGCCTAAGGCGGGTTGTCAGGCAATTTGCTTCTCTTTAAAAGAGGCTAAACAATTTGTATCAAAAGCATTAAAAGAAACATTAAGGAGTGATGCATCAATATTATTTAATCTTGAGCAGGACAAAAATTTAATTTTGTTCGATGATTTATCTGATGGAGATATAAAAGCAAGAACTCTTAATTATCATTTTACCTTTT